ATTTGATTTAATACTTAAATTACTTTCAGATGTATCGCTGTTTGAAACCGTATATTGCAATCCGTATGTAATTGTTAAGTTTTGAACTTTTCCAGACTTGCTCAAATACGGTATTTTAGTAGTAATTCCACGCATACTTGCAGGTGTAATAATCATATTACGGTTTGCACTTGTGCGGTAATAAGAACGGAAGTTACCTTTTGGTAAATTACCAAATACACCGTCACTAAAGATTAAATTAATACGATCGTCTACACGAGTTAGTACACTGTAAACATTTCTAATACCTTTGTTAATGCTGTTATAGATAATATTATTACCTTCTACTGCATCAAGTTTTGTCCAAAATTCTGATTCATTGCCATTAGAGTCTAACTTATAAAGCCATACATCTGAATCGTTAATGTTAGCAGCATCAATTGCAACCGTTTGGTTTTCTGTTGGCTGTGTAATACTAAATTGACCATTAGTTAGTGTACCTTGACGGAAGTGTGCAAAGAATCCTGAATTTGTACTGCCTGCGCCTTGGCCGTCATCCCTGTATAAAAACGCAAAGTTGTTGCCAGGTACAGGAGGTTCTTCTTTTAAAGATCCATCTTCAATATCTGTACTAACAATTTGAAAAGGTGTTGCTTGTGCTTCAATAGTTTTTTCAAAGCTAAAAACCGGAACGTTAGTGTTAATACCATTTACACGGTATTGTTCTGTACTAATACCTGATACACTTTCTACTTTATTTGGACGTCCAAATACACCGTTTACAGGAAGTGCTGCGTTTAGTACTTTGATAAACTGTTCGTACCAATTTGAGTTTGTACTGTCGTTCCATTGAATGTTTGCGCCAGCAATGTTAGTGCCATTTGAATCAATAATGTCTTCATCTGTTTTTACTGCTGTAAATTTAAGCAGACCGTTTGCTGCTTGGTTTCTGCGAGGATTGTAGTTAAGCATACGTGCAAGACGTAGTACACTTTCACGGCGTTCAGCAAGTTCGAGGAAGTTTTCTCTAGCATTTAAGTCAACACGGAAAGCAAGGTTTTGACCTAGGAAAGCAATAAGATCAATTAGTGCTAGATATTCGCTTGATTCAATATAGTCGTTAAAGTCCTCAGGATAGTTTTCTCTAAGGTATGTTATCATTGTTCGACGTAGGTTGTCGAAATCGTAACTCTGAAAATCTGCGTTGCGGAATGATTGGTAAACTCGTTTCCAATCTTCTGCAACCAGTAGTCTATTTTGTCTATCTGTTGCTGACATATGCTTTCCTCTGCTATAAGGTATTTATCGTATTTAGAAATGTGCGTATTTAATTTACGCAGTTAATCCGTTGTTTTGATCGAACTGCAAACGCATGGTTTCTGCGATGCTGTAATCAAGATAAATTAGCGTACATTCAATTTGAAGACCACTTTCGTACTCATTTACAACTACTTGGTCAGCAGCTACTCGAGGATCGTAGTCAATAATGTCTTGTACATTGTCAACAATTGCTTGTTTTAGACTTTCGGTAAGAGGGTCAAATAATACGTCCCAAATGATAGTACCAAATTCAGGATTTTCTAGTTTTTCGCCTTGGCGAATATGAAAGTGATTGATAATATCTTGCTTGATAACAGAAAGGTCATATAAACGAAAACCGTCATTTTCTTCGTTTACTGTACTGATTGATCGATATGCAGAACTGCTGGCAGGACGCTGTTGTGTTTGCGGATCTGCTACTTTTACACGCTTGTAAAGATTTTTTTCTAATGTGCTCATATCGTATTTACCCTTATGCTAGACCCTGTGCAAACCATGCACTTTCTTCTGCTCTGCGCTGTGTAAGGCCTGTTAATCTTTTGCCGCCTGCTTTGTCATATAACTTTATTTTATCTACAATAACTTCATCTGTTCTAGAACCATTTGCAGTTACTTGTGCTAGCCAGCCTGTTCCGCCGTTATACACAAAACTAGTTAGAGCATTAATTTGATCTTCACTCCAATTTCTGCCATTTCTTTCGGCCCATCTAACAACATAATCTCTACGTCTTTGAACATCAGCACCTAATCTACGTTCAGCTTCTTCACGAGTAATACGCTCAGTTGACGATCTTGCTTCTGTACCATATCCGTTTGTATATTGGTTATAATCCCAGTATGGAGTTGCATGGAAGCCTTCTTTGGCTTTGATGTAATCTATTAGATCACTCGGAACAGTAATCGGACCTGTTGCTGACGGAATAGTTGCATCATCACTAGATGCGCCTTGGCCGGTAACTGATTGCGCTCCCGAAGCATTACTTCCAGTCGACGGATTCACAGCCCGTTGTCCAGATGTTTCTCCAGACCTAAATCTGTTTTTAGTAAACGTATCTGTAGTAAACAATACAGAACCAGGAATAGGATATTCATCTGTTATTTGTATATCTGTTTTTTCTGGCTTAAATTCAAGTGGATTTAAGTTTTCATGATGTGTCCAAGGTTCGTGAGTTGGCATACGTTTAACTATACTGCCTACACTGCTACCAGACACTGTGCCAGGCGTAACTTTAGGTAAGTTAAACAACGGTTGCGGATCGACTTTAGCACTTTCTGTTGCTGTATTTGGTCCTATTGCAGATGTAGACTTTCCACTATTCCAGAATATGTTAGGACCACCATCACCTGCTATTTGCACTGCTGCTTGTAGATTAATATTTGCTCCTGACGATTGTAAATTTACATCTTCACTAGCAAGTATATTTGCTGTTCCAGCAGTGGCATGCAGTTTATATGATGCATCAGTTAAAACACTGATTTCGCCTTGGGTGTAATTATAGTGGTAACCTGTAGTTAATTCTTCTTTATTTGCATCTGTTGTAATTTTAGAATTTAATTTAGTATAAGTGTCTCTATTACCTTCAACATGTGTTTTTAAGTCTTTACCTACACGCCAATTTGTGTTAAACTTACTTTCTACATTAATATTACCGCTTGATAAATCTTCATCTTCACCTGCTTCGCTCCAGCGAGCATTTGCGTTCATATTGATATTACGTCCTGCTTCGATGTTTACGTCTCTGTCAGCAGTAAAGTTTAAATCTTGATCAGTGTGTACACTAATTGAATCATTTGCATAGATATCAATCTTACCATCACTTGTCATTTCTATCCAAGTTGTACCACGACCGTTTCCAATGTAGATCAAATCTTCTGTATTATGCATTAAGATTTGATGACCTGTGCGTGTTCTTAAACGTACTAATTCATTGTGCGGAAGTGTTGGATCTCCGCCTGCGTCATTGTTTTCTTTGTTTACATATTCTGGCGGGCCTGCGTCAGCAGTGGTTTTTCTTAAAAACTTATCGTCGCCGTCATCCATTACAAAGCTAGAGCCGCCTAGTCTATTGTTGTATACATTAGCTCTAGCACCTTCTACACCTTGTTCAGATCTAGGTGCGCCGTTGCGCTTGTCTAACGGGCCTGGTGTATTAACTCCAAAGACAGAACTAGGAACTTCTCGCCTAGCACTTGTAGTAGTTGTACCTCTATTTTCGTCATCTAATAGTCCTTGGACTTCAAGTATCTGCGTAAAGTCTTTGTTGTAGGGCTTACGCATCCTTGTAGGGTCATTTAGATTTCTATCTTCAGCAACTTTTTTATTGTATTCGCCTACTGGAAGTTTTTTACCTCTTAAATTAGTAGGAGTAACATCTGTTGTAAGTGTTGTACTTGCTCTACCGTCTGGAACCATAAAGTTCATGTATTGATCAGGAATACACCCAATCCAATAACAACGACTGATTCCTTCAACATAGATAACAAGAACTCGTGTGCCTACATCTGGGGGTACCATCCACATACCATATGTTTTTTGTGTAGCACTATAGCCGTCATTTGCTGTGGTACCTTCGCGATGAGTAGTACCATAAAAAGGCATTAAATATCGTGCTTCGATTGTATTACCTGTTCTTTCAGGCAATGCACCACTTGAACTTCCTCTAAGAATATCAACTTCTAGAGTACCCATATACTGTCTGTCTAAATGACTTACTACTATTGCTTCATATATGCCAGGTAGTAATGTACTGTTTGCAGTACTGTTTGCACTGTCGCTAGTTCTTGCCATTATTGTTGATTCCTTGCCGCTAGTATTGCTCTAATTTTATCGCCGGTATTGTAGTCGTATCTATCATCTTGAGCATTGATCTGGTAGTAAGGTCTGAGACCGCCAGTTTCGCCTTGTACATTTCTAGGTGACGGACTAGCTGTAGACGGTGCTGCATTAGTTCTTGCAGCCCTTTGATCATCAACTGTATCATTTTGTGAAGTAGTTTGTTGTTCTTGCGTAACTGCTTGTGTTCCACTGACCGGTATTTGATTTCTTCCTCTAGGGTCGTTTGCATCTGGTGCTTCACTTACTTCTCCGGTTGCGGCTGGCGGCGGCTGTTCTGCTGCTCCTGGAATAACGCCGTTTCTCGGCCAATCCAAATAACCAAATTCTTTCTGTGCTGCCGAAAAGTGCATAGAGTCTGTCAAACTATTCCATGCTCCGCCCCAACCTAATCCATGTTTAGCAGCAAGTGCTTCCATTGCACTACCTGTACCGCCTTCTGGCATGTCAGTTGGCTCTG